CCGCGCATCGCGAACATCGCCATTCCGCCGGCATCGGTGACGCTCTTCCGCATCGCGTCTGTGACGTCGAAGCCGATCTGCTGTGCGCCTGTTCCAGCGTCGACGACGGTCGCCTTTCCTCCGCCCAGCTTCTTCAGCAACTTGTTCGCTGCCGCTGGGACGATCTTGTCGTAGAACTCGATCATGCCACGTCCGCCGACCTCAAGGTCTCCTGACGCGAGGCTCTTCGTTTCCTCCCTTCCACGGTAAGGAGAGCCATCACCGGAAATCATCTTGTTTGCGACTTCCTCCCCGAAGTAGTCCGCAAGCGATTCCTCAGCGATGCGTTCCGGAAGTCCAAGCCTTTCGTATCCGCCGCCATCCATCGGCCAGACCATGACGTCGTATCCGTCAGATCGTTTCGTGTATTCGATCCCTCTGATCTTCTTCGCAAGGTTGTAGTGCTCGGCAGACTGACGTCCGTTTGCAAACGCAATCTGGTCATAGCCTCCATTGACGGCGTCCATGATGGCGCGCTTGATGGATAGATTTAGCCACCCATCCGTGGATTCGACGAAAGGACCGCTCGGAACACGGAGTCGTTCTTTATGTTCCGATTCCTTTAGGTCTTGGAGTTCATTCCACGAACTCACCGCCATGTCGATCGCATCAAGCTGCTCGTTCGACAAGCCACGGACATCGTAGATTTCAGGAGACAGTCTCCACAACGGGTCTTCCGCAAAGAACCGAAGAGCCTGGCGTGAACTATCGAAACCCATGTTGTCAACCTCCAACATGGCTTCGTCAAATGCAGCGAATGTTGCTTTGTGCTTGGACTTCGCGGCGTCGAATGCCTGCACCTCAGCAGAGGTTTTTCTACCGCGGAAACCCTTCTTCCGGCCACGCTGCGCCCAATCGCTCTGCAATTCTTCGACGAATAGGATCTTCTCGCCACCGGGTCCAACGCGATCTTTCGTCCGAATGTGCGCGATGGGGTTTTCAATACCCTCCCAGTGCGATGTATCGAATGTCGCGAATTCCTGGTTCGGAGCCATTTCCACCGCTGCATTCGGAACGGACAGCACCGTTTCTCGGTAGTTCGTACCACCGGCAACCGTGTACTTCTGGTACAGGTTTTTCCGTAGGCTGATGTTTGCTGCGCTGTCGTTGATGTGCTCGGTGAGCAGGACAGAGTCTTTGCTCTCCGCAAACTCATCAACCCTGCTGAGAGCATCACGGTATTCCGGTGTTCTGCTACGTCCACTGCTTGCAAGCGTTTGAATTGTTTGCAAGTCTGCATTCACATTATCTGGGATCTTCACGCTGCCGAAATTGGTGACGCTGTACAAGAAATCCTGGATTGACCTGCGTACAGCAGGCGCAACGTTTCCTTCTGATTCCTGACCAATCCGAAGGGTTTCCACCTTCATCGGGTTATTGCGCATGAACGCCGACAACTCGTCCTTCGTGACCTTATTGTCTCTGGGAAGAGCGAGGAAGTCATCGATTCCGCTCCAATCGACTTCATCCTGCTTGGCCTGACCCTTGTTGACAGCAGATTGAATCCGCTGACGCCACGATTCCGCCGACATGGATTTCGACTCCACGTCGTCAATCACGCTTGATAGAGCGGATAAGAACTCAACCTGTTGCTGCGGGCGCATCGCGAACATCGGCTCGCCGCGCTGGCGGTACATCGACTCGCGCTCAGTCGAACTCATCGGAGTCGGCCGCGCCTCTGGCTGCGGCGCGGCAACGGGCTCCGCAACGACCTCGCCAACCTGCGGCTGTGCCGCGGGAGCCTGACGCTTCCCAGACTGAACACCTGTGCGCCCCGCAGAGCCTGTGCCCGTAATCGAAGCGGATGCGGAAGCCAGCGTAGGAACGACAGCAGACAGGGCAGAGATGATCTTGGACAGCGCCTCGCCCTTCTGTTCCGGAGGTAGCGCACCGATGCCCTCGAGCGCCTTTCCGGCGGCAGCAATCTCATCATCGTCATCTCCTGCTGCGCCGACGATGGGTGCGGCAGCTGCGCCGAGAGCGGCACCGACCGCCGGCATGACCTGCGATCTCGAGCCCTCGAGCACCTGTCGGTTGCGCTCCATGTCCTCGCGGTACTTGGGTTCGATCTCGCGGAGCATTTGGTCGTGGATCCGCAACTGCGCGTCGGACACGCCCTTCTGCCGCTGCGAGAGTTCCCACAGCGCCTGCTTCGCCCACGGCCCTGCCCATCCCGCCTTGGCGAGGTGGTATCCCGCCCAGGATGCGAACTTGCGGGCGCTCATGCCCTTCATGTTCTTGTAGATCGGATCCCACATCGCGGCCGCGGTCAGGGTCTGACCCGTCGACTCCTCCGCCTGGACCGCTCCCATCTCCTCCGCGAACTGCTCGGCGGTCTTGCGGTCCTCGAGCGCAGCCGCGCGATCGGCGGCGGTGGCGTCCGGATCGGACAGCACGCTCTCCGCGGCGGCGTGCATCGCGGCGTAGCGACCGACGAGTTCCTCATCCGACAGGATGCGCTTCGCGTTCGTCGACGGATCAAGTTCCGTCGTGGATTCCGTGGCGTATTCGCGCATGTACTGGATGCCGCCCCGCATGGCGAGGACGGGATCGAGGTACATCATCTGCGCCATCAGCTTCGCGCCGGCACGGCTGCGGCCGACCAACTGGTGGCGCAGCTCGTGAAGCAGCAGCGCCATCGCATTGCGCGCGGTGAACGCGGAGCCCTTCTCGCGGATGAGGTACAGGCCGTCCGGGCTGCTCTGCGCGAGGTATGCGCCAGCCTGCTGGATCGGCTTGTCGAACACCTGCTTGCTGCCGTCTGGTCTGGTGATAGTGAACCGTACGGAGCCATCGACGATGGTCGGCCGTCCACCCGATGCGAGCGTGATCCTGCGCTCGGTGTCGCTGAGTTGCGTCTCCGCGACCGGGCGGAGCGTGACGTCGATCTCAACATCCTTGTTGGTCGCGCCGCCGACCTCCTCCGCGGTCAGGTACTCCGTCTCAAATGCGTCGTTTCGCGATCCAGTCCACTTCGACTTGGTGGTCGCGTTGGCGATGTCGAGTCGAAGAGCCTGCACTCCACGCGCGACGTCCTGCCGAGTCGGTCCTCTGCGGCTCGGACGGGCGACCTTGCGCATGCGCGCATCGGTGTCCATCTGCACGGCCATCGTCTCCGACAGACCGGGCAATTCAAATGCCGAAGCGCGCGTGATGATGTTGCCCGAACGAGACGCGATCTCCTGGATCGCTGGCTGCGCCGAATCGGCGTCCGCCTCGGACGAGTACGGAAGCACCTCGAGGATCTGGTTCGACTGGTTCCGCACGACGATCGCGCCGACTGCGGGGAGGTTCGGATCCTTCATCGCGGGGTGACCCGTCAGGGCCCCGATGTTGCCATCCATGATGTCCTGACGGACGGATGCAGCCTGGTCGGCGTGCGCGTACACGCGAAGGCCATGCACGATTCCGATCGGCTTGGATGGGATTCCGAGCGCCTCCATGCGCTTCTTGACGTCCTCGGTGACGGTCGCCTCCGCGACGTCTCCTGAGACGAACATCACGCGACGGTCGCTCGCGCCGATCTCTTCGATCTGGTGCAGGGCCATCGTCGCACCCCGCGCCTGCGCGGAGTTCTGGACGAGGCGCTCCGCAGCCAGGCGGTCGGCCTTCTGCTGCACGATGCCGGCGGCTGCACCGACCGCCTTATTCGCCAGCGCCTGTTCCTCAGCACGGGCTCGAGACGTTCGTCGCGCACCCGCGCTGACTCCCGCCACGGTCCCGGTGGTGATGAATCCCGCGATGAACCCGGTTCCAACCGCCTCCGCCGTTTCTTCGGAGAAGAAGTCGTTCTCGTAGCCCTCGGGGATGTAGAGGGGATCGGTGATCTCCTTCGCGGCTTCGGGTATCGCCTCCTCGAGTCCTTCCACGACGCCGCCGGCAGCGACGAGCGCGCCCGCCTTGGCGGCTCCCAACTTACCCTGACGCCTCGCCATGCTGTTCGCCAGTTCGTTGGCGTAGGTCTTGATGGTGTTCGCCCCGAGCTTGCCAGGTCCTGCGATCTTGGTCCCGAAGCCGAGAAGACCCATCAGACCCTTCTGGGCGGTGTCGAACACGTACTCGGATCCGAACTCAATGAATCCCGCCGTGCGGGCCTGCTCATTGAGGCTCGACAGCGTCGGTCGCGCGGGCTCTGGTTCGCCATTGGCGCGAGCCGCCGCGACCTGATCGCGGTAGATCTCGAGACGCCGCTCCCATGCACCGGAATGACCCATCGCGTAGAAGGGGGTCGTGAGCATCGCGGCGATGCGGGGGTTGCGGCTTGCGAGCGCGGGAACGCTGTACGGGATGATTCCCATCGCGGACCCGACCATCTCTCCGCCCTTGACCAGTGCGCCGCCCTGCGATCGTCCGTAGACGTCGCGGATGTCCTGCACGTTGACTGGATCCGAACCCATCATCGCCATTCGATTTACGTCGACGATGTCGTGGGAAACGACCTCGCTCGCGAACCGGGCTCCGCGCATCCAGGCGTCGCCCTCCTCCTTCGCACGGGTCTCGTACATGTCCAGCATGAACTGGTCGTACTTGCCGAGCAACTCCGCATCCTGCTCAGATGGGGTGTATGGGAGACTGAATCGCTCGGACATGTAGCGCGGCTCGAGCGCGCGCTTCAGATCCTGGTAGTCCACGCCGATCCGCTGCGCGACGGTCTCGTCATTCATCGCGAGGTCGACGCCCGTTCTGCCGATCCACTGGCCGATGCTCCGAGCGCCGGACTCCCACGCGAGGTTTGAGTTGATGAACGCCCCTTGGATCATCGCCATCAGCTTGCCGGGGCGGTTCTGCTCGAACTCCTCCCACGACGGCATCGGCTGACCGCGCTCGAACAGGTTCTGACGGATCACCGCATACTCGTGCGCGGGCCCGGTCATGTCGGCCTCGTACTCACCGAACAGGTCATCGTCCTGCGGCGTGTCGACGGGCTTCCCTTCCGCATCGATCGACGTCGACTTGAGGTTCCCCTGCTCGTCCGTCTCTCGTCGGCGGATTCCTGGCGCGTTGACGGAGGCGAGATCCGCCAGCGTCTCCTGGTAAACCTGGCGGCGGATGTCCTTACGCGCCGACTCCGCCCACTTTGTCCAAATGGGGGCCATGTCGCCAGCCTTCGGATCCGCGTTGGGATTCTGGCGCTGGTAGTCCGCCCACTGGTTGCGGAGCGCATCCGTGATCGCGGAGTCGAACGAGTTCTGCGTCATCGTGCGGATCTCTCGGTGGCGGACGGCGTGAGCCGTCGCGGTGCTGCGGGGGCTGGTGCGGCCTGCTGCGGAGCCTGCTGCTGCGGCTGCTGTCCCATCGTCGCCATAAGCTGCTGCATGTGGACGGCAGTCATCTCGTCAGCGATCGCAGCAAGATTCTCACGGCTCGACGCCTGATATCCGAAGGCGTTAGCCGCGAATCGGTCAAGCCGCATCAGGTAGTCGAGGAACTGACCTCGGGATGCTATTGAGACGATCGGACTGTTCCCTGCGCCGACCATGAACGACGGAGGAGATTGCATGGGAACCTCGGAACCAGGCCACGCTCCGTTGTTGTACGCGGCGAGGTGCTGCAACCGGGACAGCAGGGACATTGGACCAGTCCTGTCGGTCTCCATCGCGATTCGGTCGAAGATCCCGATGCTCTGCGTCGGGTTTCCGAGACGGATGTTCGGGTCGAGGAGCATGTCCTCAAGCTTCAGCCACGCATGGGCGGTGATCTGGTCGTGCGGGGCGTTCGACTGCGAAAGCCGCTGGACCTCGGCATCGCGGCGAGATGGTAGCTTGACGCGCTCGCTGACCGGAGGAAGCTGGGGATTGAAGGGATTTGGCCGTGAAACCTCCTGCTCCCCCTGTGGACGGAGCAGGAAGTCGATGGAGTTTCGGTTCACGTTCTCCTGCACGTCCTTGGCGATCGAACCCATCATGTCCCTGCCGCCGTTCTTCTGCATCGACAGGTAGAGATTGGACAGGTTCTGAAGGGCCGCGTCCGGGTTGTTGCGGGCCTGTGCGTACAGAAGCCCCGCCATCCCGTTGGGCAGCGCCATCGAAGCCTCGACCTGGGCGACGGCGCTCATGGCGTTCTGCTGCGCCATCGCGAACATCGTCTTCGCCTGCACGTCGGCGCGGGTCTTCTCGCGCATGTTCATCAGGGCCATCCATTGCTCGTGACGGATGGGGACGTTCGCTCCGTTGATCACCACGGCCGGGGTACCGTCCTCAAAGAACCCGAGGTCGAACGTCTCCATGCCGACGGGGTCGCCATCAGCGATGCCTGCGATGGTCAGGTTGAAGTCGTTGACGTCACGCGCTCGACCCTCCCGAGCCCGGCGGGACATCAGCGTCATGTCTGGCTGCTGAGGCTGTGCCGGCTGCGCGGGCTGCTCCTGCGGCTCAGGCGCGATGTCGAGCTTGAATTCCTTCGGCTGGTAGTCGATGTACGAGCCTCCCGGACGCGCCTCGTCCGCGACTGGATCAGCCATTCCCATGAGGTCATCAATCGGCATAGTCGCTTCCCTTCTCTCCGTACAGCGGCGTCGTCTGGTCTGCGTCCTCAATGGCGTAGAACATCCCGCCAGTCATCGGATCGCGCGCTTTGACGCGGCGCTTCTTGGTCGGAGTCTGCCGAGCGGCAATGCCCTCGTCGATGCTGCGTATCGCCTCATCCATGAGGTCGTTGTCCGACCATGATGCCGGTGGCTTCGCGCCCGGGGTAACGCCGCCGAATTCATCAGCGAAGTCCAGTTTGAACTTCGGGTTGACTCGAGACTTGTTCGACGGGTTGTAGCCGCCAAACAGACCATAGACGCCCATCCCCTGGGCGATGTCGTTCTGCCACTCCCTCTCCGCGCGCTCCTCGTCTCGGATCTGCTGGCGCTCTGTCGCCTTGGTCTTGAGGGCCGCATCAAGCCGCTTTCCGAATGCGGCCTCCGTGCGCGATTCGCCGCGTATATCGCGCTCTTCGGCACGGTCCTCGGCAGCGATCTTCTTGCGCTCCGCGATGTCCAGGTCCTCGAGCCGCTGGCGCCGCGCCTCCTCGCGCTCCTCGCGAGACATGGCGGCCTGCGTAGTGGCGAGCATGGCAGCGCCAGCGCCCGCGAACGGGTTGTTCGGGTCGTAGGACCGAAGCCCTGCGCCGATTCCCATGAGGATGTTGCGGAGGGACTCCGGGTCTTCGATCAATGATTTCTTCTTTGCCATCAGAAACCTCCAGACGGGCTATAGCCGCCGCCGCCGCCAAGAGACGTTCCGCCCCCGAGCGTTCCGTATCCGCCGCCGCCACCAGCCGCAGGAGACCCGTAGCTTCCATACCAGGACGGCATGGTCCACCCTGTTCCCCCGCCGGAACTCGCCGCCGTCCACATCTGAGAACCCGTGCTTGGGGCGGCGAACATGTCGTTGATTCCCTGTCCGATCAATGATCCACCGATGGAACTGATCGCGTTTCCGAACATCATGGTGCTTGAGCCGACCATGCCCGCAGCCTGGCCACGGTACTGGAACCCGATGTTGAGTCCGCGCTGCCGCAGGTTGTACTCGTTGGCGAGCGCCTGGGTTCCCATCTGCGCCATGTTTCCGGAGTAGCTCTGGTAGATGTTGGAGATCCCGCCGGCCTGCTGCTGTCCGATGTCGGCAAGTCCGCTGCCCATCCGCGCCAAAAGCGTCGACATCCCGGAGGCGCGCTGCGCCTCGAGAGCGGATAGCTGCTGCGCGTACTGCTCGCGGATCGCGCCCTCCTGTAGGACGCCCTGGCGTCCGATCGCCTCCACGCGCCCCTGACCGAAGCTGCTCTGCGCGAGTCCGGTGAAGGCGTTCATCGAACGGGCGCGCTGCTCCGAACGGGCCGTCTGCTGCCTCTGGAGTTCGATGGTGGACTCGCGTCCGGTACGCATCTCCCCGAGCGCACGATCCATTCCCGCGGCGTACTCGCCGCGCGCCTGCTCGAAGTACCGCGTGTAGTCCGCTCGCGCGCGATCCGCCTCAGCCCGGTAGGCTCCGAGATTGGAGGCGCGATCTGCCGAGTATTGGTCCATGATCCCAGAGAACGACGATGCGTATTGATCGGCCATCTGGCCGTATTCGGCCATCGCGGCTCGACCAATGGAGCGCAGGGCGCGTCGGCGCGAATGCTCTCCCCTTCGGCTGATGAGGCCGCCGGTGACGAACGATGCGATGCCTCCGAATAAACTCATGGCACACCTCCACGCGACTTGCCGACTTGTCCGGCAGCCACCGAAATCCGTTCAATGGACCAGGGGCGGCCGTCGCTGGCGATGGTCAGGTACGCCGCCTCGGCCCTGATCCTGCACTTGAATGCCTCGTTGCGACCGGGATACAGCTGCCCGATCTCCGTCACCTCCGAGTTCGGGAACGATGCTCCCGCCACTCGGGCGCTGTCTGCGATGTCCGGAGCCACGGGATCCTGGATCATGTTCTCCATGACTCCGTCCGGGCTCCCCTCGTCGGCCGTCACCTGCTGGTATTCGATCTCGTACGCGGTAGGACCCGTGCTGATGACACGCTCAATCGTCCACCTGTCGTCCGGTGACGGGCTGGTATCCCATCGGATGAGCCATTCGCCTGGACCGTTGTAGATTCTCGCCGTCCCGGCGGTGAACGGATCGGCCTGCGTGAACTGGCCGAACGGCCTGGTCGCGAACCGACCATCGATCCGCTCGGTGTGCGTTGCCGCCGCATTGCCGCCGTTGTACACGACGGGAGATGCGGGAGGGGTCGCATCCTCGCAGTCGATGACGAGCGGGTTGAGGTTAGTCACGAACAGGCTGTCGGACTGGAGTCCGAGCGCGGACTGTGCCGTGTCACCAGTCGAGACGGAGATGATCGGGCGCTCGCTCGCGTCCGTCCAGCTGTCCGGCAGCTCGTACTGGTCGTTGGCTAGGTCGACGCGGACCTCGTTGATCTGGAGGCGATACGGCAGCGGGGCTATGATCGGCCCCATCGTCAGGCTCGAGCGGATGAACTGCGCCCTCTGCAAGTCGGGGTCAGACTCAATTCCGTCGCTGTATCCGTCGACTCCGATCGGATACGCCTTATCGATGATCGCGATGGATTCGGCGCTACCGAGGAACAGACGCCCCGTATCGGTTCGCGATGTTCCGATGTAACAGGCGGATGACGGACCGTACATGAGCGGATCCGCAAACCGCTGCGGCCAGAAGCTGTCCGTCTTGAGGTCGTAGTACAGATGCAGGCTGGACTGCTCCACGCCGCTGACGGATAGAAAGACCCAGACTCCCTCGCGATCTGGGTCGTAGCAGAGGCACGGGAACACCTCTCCCGTGGCGAGGCCGCCTACCAGCGAGCTGACCGATGCCGCGATGTCGATCGTCTCCGCGTCGGGTTCCTCGGTGACCGAGCCCGCCGTGGTGAGGATCTTGATCTTGGCTCCGCTGCCCGTCCCATCGGGGCCGATGAGGGAGCGCAGGGTTCCACCCGCAAGCGGCCCGGTTCCGCCGATGGCGGGTGTTCCGAAGTCGAGCCGCAGAAAGAAACTGTCGAGCCGACCCGCGCTGACGCGGTTCGCCCGGTTGAAGTTGAAGTCGTTCGCGTTGAGGTAGTAGAGGCCGTCGTTCGCGAGGATGAACGCGCCCTTCTCCTGGGACTGGCAGAACGCGCGCCGCCCGGCGATTCCGATCGATCGTGTCAATGACACCATCTGCACTTCGGAATCGAATGAAAGGACGGGGTCTGCCGTCAGGAATGAGAACGAGTTCGTGCAGGCGAACATGAGTCCGCTCTGCGCGAACGGGAAGATGGCGACGATCGGATCTCCGAGCGTTCCATATTCGTTCGCAGTTGTTCCGGTGATCGCTCCGATCGGATTGCTTCCGCTCCAGCCATCGACAAGAGATCCTCCAGAACTTCCTGCAACCGGCCAGGTGTCGTCGGGAGAACATGCGTACCAGATGTTCGGCGTGTTCTTATATCCAGCGAGAACGAGGCGCGAACCCCATCGGCAGATGAGCGTCGCCCTGCATCCGGACGTGATTGTTCCTGGATCCGTATGAAACGGACCATGTTTAGGAGAGGCCTCACCCCAAACAGTTACCGCAGTTGCGGACGCAGGAGTCGCGAGATGCACCAGAACGTAGTGATCTCCATCGACGAAGTAGTAGTGCTCGTTGAACTGGACGCCTTCAACCAATCCGGTCGTGTTCAGGAACGGAGTTGTCTGCGTCGTTCCGTCACCGAATGCGACGGGAGTCGCAGGAAGGCTCGCGCGCGGATTCGCGTAGTACACCACGCCGGCGCGGACGAAGATGATCTTTTCGACGAGGGTCGTACCTTCGTAGATGCGGTACGTACCCATGAACTGGACCGCACCCTCGCTGAAGTGCTGCGTCCCGTTCCGCGTGCTGATCCGCACGCGCCCGTTCCACACGTCCGAAGGCATCATGTTGACGCACGACGGCGTCATCCCCGGGGGAACCGCAGAGAACTGCGACTGCTCCGTGAAGCCCTTGAACGGGAGTTGGATCGGGATGTGGGTCATGATGTCCGAATGAGTGTCGCGTGGAACTGAGTCGATAGGCTGGTCGGGGGGCTAGCGCCGATTCCAGCCGTAACGGATACGCCTCCTGCATTGACGTCCAGCTTTGCGAATTGCCCGGTCGATATCGCCACGATGCCAGACCATTGACCTGCGGTCGAACGGAGATTGCCCAGTCCGGCCACTCCGCCTAAAAGGGAGAACAGACCGCTCGTTGTCTTCCCCGCCGTCTGGAGAATGATCGACGTGCCGTCAACCATCAAGACCGCGGTGGCACCGACTCTGGTTCCGATCTCAAGGTAATTGACCGTGACCGCTCCCTGCTGGCTGCCTGGGTCGTTGACGTTCGTAATAAATCCCGACGTCATGTTGAGGTCGCCGCCGACCTCAAGGTTTTCCGTGAGGGTAACTCCGCCGGCTGCGCCAACGGTGAGCCTCGCGTTTCCGTTCGTCACGAGAGCGATGGAGTTGTCGGCGGGCCAGTAGATGCCCGTGTCGTTGTCGCCGTTGTTGGAGATCGACGGATTTGCCACCGAGCCATCAGCGAACGTCGCCACGTTCTTGACGTCCAGCTGACGGCAGTTCACCGCCGTCCCTTCGGTCGCATCCACGCCCCAGGTGTTCTGCGGCGTCCACGCCCTCCAGGAACCGTCGTAGATGCGGCTGTAAGTCTTTTGGGGCTGACTTCCGTCTCCGTCGGTGAACAACTGCTGGAGCACGATCGCCCCGAACACCATGACGATCATGCAAGCGCCGCCGTCTGCGGCCTTGATGTCGATGTTCACGCCAGGGCCGTTCGTCAGGGTGGATCCGTTCGTGAAGCGGTACACGCCCTGTACGGAATTGGTCGCGTTGTTCAGATCCGTGCTCGGACTCGAGAACACGGGCAGCGTGCCGCCGAGCCACGCGAGCGAGTTCCACGCCGTGTCGCTCGGACCGAGGCCGATCTTGATCTGGTTGAGGGTCGTGTCGAGACCGACCTCACCGGGGGCTAGGTTCGGATTTGCCGACCACCCCGTGCCGGCGGACCCGGTGATGTCGCGGCGGACCTGGATCTTGGCGCTCACTTCGGTTCCTCCTCTACGTAGGAGCTGGGAACGATGTACCAGCCCTCCGGCAGACCGATCTGGTTGCCGCTCAGAACCCACTTGCCGTCGACGCGCACCCACACTCGGGCTCGTGCATCGGGGCCGAGACGCATCGGGCTGTCCTCCGGGACAAACACCGTGCGGTTATTTCCGCAGCCACTCGCGAATCCGATCACCAGCACGGCGAAGAGAATCGCGGTCGCGATCGGCATCCACAGCATTCTTGTCGGCTGATATTCGACGATCCAGCCACGCGATGAGCGCGACCGTGACCTGGGCGACGATTCGCTCGAGCATGGCGCGTTCTCCGAGTACCAGTCATCGTAGTCGTACGTCACTTCGCCCCCGCGGCCTCGCTCGAGACGTTGTTGTCGCGGGCGAACAGCAAGCCGACGCCGGCGATCACCGCTGCAACCACAGCACCCCAGTCCGCGACGGTGGCCGGGTCGGCGTCGAAGGTGGCGTTGAGGGCGCTGCCCACGGCCACGAGGACAGCTCCGATGCCGGCCGCAGTTGTCTTCCAAGATCCGCTCATTTGATCGTCCTCTCTAGGTTCTCCAGCCTGCGCTGGATGTCTTCCAGTGTCTTGCTGTGCGTGGCGTCCGCCACGGCGGCTGATGCCTGAGCACGGGCAAGGTCGTTCACGACCGTCGCCAGTTTGTCCAGATCCGTCCGAGCCCTGTCCAACTGTTCGGTCTTTCCCCCGAACGTGAACAACACCGCCGCGATGCCAATCAGCATGGTCAGGATCTGGAGGATCCCAAGGATGTTGTTCTGCTTCTGGTCGGTCATACCCACGCTCCGCTTGTCTTGATGAACGACGTTGACAGTTGCCAGACGCCAGAAACCTTGATGTACACGTCCGACGCCTGCCATGCGCCAGACACCTTGATGTACGCCACCGTGCCAGACGGCGGCGCTCCGCCAGTCGAGCGCAGCAGCGTAAGGAACGTCACGCCAGAGTCCTCAGGGCCGCGAGCGTCGCGTTGGTCTGGTCGATCTCGTTCTGTAGCCGCGTGACCTGATCGACGTCACCGACCCTCGTCGCCTCGCTGAGAAGGAACGAGAGATGGGATACGCGGTTCTCCGCGAGTTGGATGAGTTGGGCGATGGTCATTCGATGTTCATCTTCCTAAGTAGCGATGAAGTAGACCCAGGATTTGAATAAACCCAGTTGATCCGAGTCGCTCCGTCGCGATATGTGGCGATGAACAACTTGTTTCCGACGACACTCGACGTGGTTGTTACTGGAGAAGTTCCCCATCCTTCCGCGTACCGATCGGGGATGTGAATTCGACCCATTCGCCCACTACCGTCTTGTAAGACGTATGCGTGATTGCGGTCGTATACCCAGTTCGTTCCCGTGGTAAATGATTCTCCGCTCATTCCTACATATTGAACGGAGTTCTCCCATGTATTTAGGGCGATGTCGTAGATGTCGATATTCGCGGTTGAGGCACCACGAGGAGACAAGAGGTATCTGCCGTTGCGGATGCTGTTCTCATTGGTCCAATCCGAATTAGTGCATTCGAACGGCCAAAGGATATTCGAGCCTGCTCCTGCGCCAGCGGCGCGCGAGGTGAGGGCGGCAGACCATGTGTTTCCAGAGATGGAATACCGATACAGCCCAGTGGCGGCTGTTGTGCAAACATAGATGTGGTCGTCGTTTCCTTCGATTGAATACGTCGACGTTGCGTCGGGCGTGATGGTCCAGTTGGCGCTGACCGTCAACTGGGTTCCCGTGTTGGACGAGATCGTGCGGATCTGGCCCGCGCCAGTTCCACCCGTGATACGAACCTGCTGGTTGGTCCACTGGTTCGTTGTCCACGCCTTTGCGGAATTGGACAGGGTATTTGCCGTAGCGGATGTTGCCGTTCCCGTTGCGAACGACACGAAATCGTTGTACCTAAAAGCGTGGGTGGCTCGCAGGTTGCACTCTGAAAATCCCGAAATCGGATTGTTCGCGAGGGTTGAAACGGTGTTCGTTGCGAGATCGAAAACTCTGAAACTAGTTGATGCCGTGCTGGATCCAGTGAGAGAATAGATGCGCGGAGTCAGAAGTCGGTATGTCGTCGCGGTCGTTGGAGATGCGCTGAATGCCGACGTGACCGTGACCGAGCAGTTCGTTCCAGTCGTGGAGTTTGTATCAATGGTACGAACATCTCCTGCGGCTGGCCCTCCCGTGATGTGGATCTTGTATCCACTCAGGGACCGACGTAGTGAATTAGCCGTAACGATGGTCGTGCTGGTTCCGTTCGATGGGCAGGTTCCAGAAGGACCGACCATATGACCTTCAGCGCAACTTCCCGCGCCAAAACTGACGTTGCCCATCGGCTCGCATCGAGCGTATCCATCGCTGTCTGGCGAGTACAGGAAGTTGCTTCCAGCGGAAACGTTGTACCAAACCGTGTTGTGAATGTCATCAACCTTGGCGAATGTGGTTCCCGATGTGGATCCAGATGGAAGCGGAGCGCAGATCTCCCATCGCATCAGATCCAGTAGCGGCTTGTTCCCGTTTGTCGTGGGCATGTCATGTCACCGAAATGTTTGAGCGAAGTTGGTGGAACGATCCGTTTGGAATTGAGATTGCGATCGGTCCTGCGGCGTTGTTTCCCAACGTCGCGACGTTTGAAACCGTAGAGACGGTGGATACGCTGGAAACCGTAGAGACGGTACTCACACTGCTAACCGTTCCAGATATGGTTGCGATTGCTCTAACCTGACTGGTAGCGTCCACGATCGGCATGTTTCGGGCGATGGATGACACCGCCATGCGCAGAGCCTCGACGGCCTCGATGAGTTCGCCGTATGCAGCCATCGGCATCGGGTTGGTCGCGCTGACGTCGACGGCGGTTCCGTCCAAGCCAGTGACTGGCTTGACGCGCTGGTACAGCACGCCGCCGATCTCGTCGGCTGCGACGGTTGCACCGGACCCTGGGGTGTATCCAACGTTGTCAGCCATGCTAGTACTTGAAGTAGAGGTCGCCATCGACGCCGAGTCCCGCGCTCGGTGTCGCTGTGCCAGAGTATATGGTCGGGGTTCCGATGGCCGTCCTCGCGGCGGCTGCATCGGTCGCTTTCAGCACGGATCTTCCGACGCTCGTGCTGTCGCTGATGTCGGTGGCGACATGGGTGTGCGCGAGCGGGGTTCGCGAATCCGAGAGCCGCGCATCGTTTCCGATGCAGACGGTGGTCGATGTCGAGCCAGTCGGAATGCGGGCGATGTCGAAAGACCCGCTCGTCACGTCAGCCGCGGCATGGACGTGGGCGAGCGGCGTGCGGGCATCGGACAGCCGAGAGTCGTTTCCGATGCAAACGGTCGACGACGTTGTGCCCGTGGGGATCCGCGCGATGTTGAACGTGCCAGACGTGACGTCGCCCGCAGCGTGAGTGTGGGATGCGGCGGCGGCACCGATGGACGCTGGGGAGATTGGATCCGTTCCCAGAGTGGCGTGATCCGCGGCATGGGGAAGCGGGGTTCTCGCATCCGACAGGCGCGAATCGTTGCCGATGCAGACCGTCGAACTGGTCGTTCCCGTCGGGATACGAGCGATGTTCAGCGTTCCGCTCGTGATGTCCCCAGCGGCGTGAGTGTGACTCAAAGCCGCCTTGCCATCCAATGAGGTCTGTAGCCCAGTCACGTCGCTGATGGCATGGCTGTGGCTAGATGAAGCCTTCCCATCCAGCGCGGTCTGCAAGCCCGTGACGTCAGAAATTGCGTGGCTATGGCTGGTCGAAGCCTTGCCGTCCAGAGCGGTCTGCAACCCAGTTACGTCCGAGATTGCGTGGCTGTGCGTCGAAGACGCCTTGCCGTCCAGCGTGGTCTGGAGACTAGTCACGTCGCTGATGGCGTGGGTATGCGCCGTCGGGGTACGGGCATCCGACAGGCGGGAGTCGTCGGCGCGGACAGCCTTGGTCGAACTGGTCGTTCCGCTCGCCGCAAAGTCGACGGCGAACGATCGACTCGCGCTCAGGTCGCCACCGCCAGACAATCCCGTTCCAGCCGTCAGGTTCAGGCTAGCGTCGGCCTTGTTTGGGTCCGACACCGTGGCGATGTTCAACTGCGGCTTCCCGCCAGCAGTTCCCCACACGAATGCCGCCGAGAGTTTGATCTCCTGCGTGTCGCCATTCGATGCTGTGGAACGACCAAGTAGGCTTGCCGCCTCCACGTCCTGCATCTTGGCGAACGTGATGGCGTTGGCCGCGACGGAAGGATTCGGGTATGTGCCGCTGAGGTCGCCGCCGGCAGCTCCGCTGGCTGCGGATTCTCCCGGAGGTCCTTCCGGACCCTGTGGACCAGTCTGCGCCTCGAGCATCACCTCCCACTGGGATGCGGGCGGAGAGACATTGCTGTTCGCCGTGACGGCGATGTAGATCCGTGTCCCGATGGAAACGACGTCACCGACCGCATACTGCTCGGATCCGTTCCAGGGTCCCCGCCATCGGATGTTGCTGCACGCGGTCGCAGGGGTTAGGACCCCGGACCCCCCAAGAATCCCCGCCGATACCGCATCGGATTCGCGACGAAAGGGGCTCACACGATTCGGGAGCAACCTCCCGTAATCCCTCTGCTGGATTCCATCCTTGATCGCGGCCGAGTTGTACACCGGGCCGTTGTCGATCTCGATGAGCCGCGCCGAAAGACCTTCGTCTTCATAGGCGAGCGCAAAGGCCCGGGCATACGCAATGAGCAGAGCTTCGACGTATGCGGGGACAGGAATGTTGTAGTCAGACGAGGTGGAGTCGCTTACGGCGACCCATCCCGAACGGTAGCGGAGGATGATGGAATCCGACGTGGTTGTCTGCGGAGTCGGATAGAGGTCGAGCCTCACCGCAGGCATCGGATCCGTGGCGTGGTTGAGCGGGGTCGTTCCGTCCGCCTTGGCCCATGGTCGGGACATCGCGGCGTAGAACACGCTGTCGAGCATCGCGGGCTCGGTGCTGTTTCGGAACAGTTCGATCTGCTCCGGGCTGGTCAGTTCGACCCGCCATCCGAGTCCTGCCTTGCATACAAGGCTGAGGATCTCCTCTGCGTCCCCGGGAAGCGCCGCCCAGTTCTGGTTGGCGACCAGGCTCACGGGACGCGCGGTGCGCTCCCGGAACTTCCACGGCTTGCTGAAGAGGTAGTTCCCTGCCTGGTTGATGATCTCGGCGATCCTCTGATCGCGCGTCACACCCGTCACGACCGACGGTTGTCCGCCGAGCGCGAGCACGATGTGCTGCTTGAGTCCGCCGTATGTCAGCATGGAAGCGGGTGACCGTGGTTTCCCACGGCCACCCGG